ACTGCTCAATACGTTTGATTACTAACTTTATAATTATTTTTTTTGTTTGATTTTTTTTTTCTATATTTTTATAAGAACGTGGAAACATTCACTTAGAGAACTCCACTGAATAGAAACATTCTATAGAATTCTTGTTTAAAAGAAGAAAGACTGGGATTTTTAAGAGTGTGTTTAGTAAGTCGTAACTTAGACCAGAACTCAGGGCTTGGTCTGGATTAGGAAGAGTTTCTCCAGGTTAGTATTCAGTGGAATTCTAGCGAACATTCTCGCAAGAGGGATGGGTTTGGTATATCTGGATAGATGTAGAGTTTGTTTTGTTGTTGTTGTTGTTGTTGTTTTGCTTTTTGGGGGCGCTTTGGCGCATCTTTGGCTTTTGAGCCGCTTTCTTTCTGTTGTTGTTTGCCATATTTTCGTTCAATAAGTTTTTCTAGGGTGGTCTGTAAATTTCCTACTAATCGTTTCGCATACTCCAATTGGTTTGAGATCTCGCGAATCTCAGCGTCAGTTGTGTCAGGTTGTATTTCTCTAGCATCTGCATCTGCAATAAATGCCCATGTGTCTCCGTGAGCACTTGCGGTTAAGTTCTTTAAGATTGCATCGAACTCCTGAGTTTCCTCTGGATGCATAACTACAGGCATTTTGTAAATCTTTGCTTCAGGGTCTTTCTTTCCTATCACTTGGAAGATCTTCACTCCATGTTCGTGTAAAGCATAACACATTCCATACACACGTTCTACAAACATCTGCTTTAGGTCTTTTGCAGGTTGTAAACCTTCTATAAACCCTAACACATGTTTGTCGACCTCTTCGTTGAGGAAAAAGGCGACTCGTTTGTAATTCGTTAGTGTGTCTGTTACTGTCGTCTTGACAACCAACTTCCTCTGTGACACCGAAGCCAGAATGTTTAACCATTCTATAGTTGGATAAGGTTTTGTCATTGGGAAGGTTTTCAAGGCCAAGAGAACCTTGGCTGAAACATGGCTTTTCGATACTAAACTAGGAGGAGTGTCAACTACCACGCTCCGCAAAGTGGGGGCGTCGAAAGTAACTCTCTTAAGCTCCTTGGGTACCGGTCTTCCAATCTTGGAAGCTAATTGGGCTTCCATCATAGGACCTGTTTTTGACACCACTGCTTGGAGGTATTCTGCTACCGGTTGCAATTTGTCGGCTTTCTGGGTCGGAGCTAACACGATGTCAACTCTGTTAACAAACCTCTTAGAAAAGTTTGTTGCCGCCGCAACCTCCACCTGTGGGGGAGGTTCGAAAACTGCCTGCAACACGGAGGGTATCTCCGAAGCTAATGGTGCATAACTAATTTCTTTTACGGAATTTCTCAACCGAGACTTCCAGGAAGTTCGGGTGTTCTGCAACTTTGCATCTATGGTGGGATACACAAGTTGCCAACCAGTTTTGTTCTCGACTCCTGCGTACAGCTGGGCACACCATGATACTGAAGGAACACCTTCGGACGAAGGAAACAAAAACGAGTCTCCTACTATCTGGTGCTCTCCTGGGCTTTCACCTTTTCCTCCTCCAGCAGCTACAGCCATTAGAATAGCTGTAGCTGGTACCAGATCTATTGCTTTGTACAAAAGATCTGCAATTTGAGGATTAAATGCGGCTCCAGTAATCAAATATCCACGGGCTCTATCAAAAGATATTCGCTGCTTAGCTAAATCTCCTAACTTCTTCCCAGTTATGCTTTCTCTTGGGTGCAAAATCATATTTACCCAGTCATCATCTGAAAGGTATGGGACCAAGGTTGGTGCGCCAACTTGGTCATCGTGATACCACATAAAACTCATTCCTAAGAACTTGTTTTTGGTCCACAACTCTCCATGTTCAGGTTCCATAGACAATTTTTCAGGAGTCCATGTACCTTCCTTAACGACTAATCCATGTTTATCTTTCAAAAACTTCGTCACACGTTTGGCGTCGTGGAAAAGTTTTGGCTCGATTTTAAATTCGTCAAGCAGATGTGAATACGCAAGGGCTGATTTTGCGGTGTCGAATAATGTTGTTCCTACAACTCCGCTTAAGATACCGTCTTTCTGAGGCTTCTTGTAAACAGTTGTTCCGTTCACTACAAATGTGGGGTCTGTGGCAAACTCCACCATAAGCTTGAGTACATTATCCCAAAAAGGACTTTCCCCATGCTGTTCAGTGTAGGCCCTAGATATCCATTTGGCGACGCCTTCGACCGTATGTCTATCGACACTGCCATCCATTTGCCTAAAATCCGGGTCGACTGCATAGACTTCAGCATCTCTGTTTATGAAAAACAGTTTTGCATCGTCTCCGTACAGTCCTATCTTGAACCTGATCTTTCTATCCTCGGAAGTTCTCTCTTGCAGATGTGCAACTCTCTGATATATCCTCTCTATGCCACCATTGGCCATAGACCACCCGTAAGCGTTCATTGTGGACTCTTGACTATCCCAAGTTTTAAGGGATCCACAGAAAGGTTGGAGAATTGCACTAAACAGTGCCGAAAAATGAAAAGGTTGCGATACGTACGGCCGTACCTTATCATCGAGTTTTGCAGTTTCGTAGCGATCGGTCTTGTTCTTGACTTCCGATAAGAACAATTCCGGATTTTCCTTCATAAACTGAGTTATCTCGCCTGCTTCAAGAGCCTTTATCACCAATGGCAATATAGTCTCCATCATAGGCAAGGCCGCCTCAGCTTTCGATACCCAATAAGGAGCACCTGCACCAGCTGATTGGGTTGTGTGCATAATCTCAAACAGACCGGCTATGTCATGCCAGTCGGGTAGAGCTCCAGTTGGGAGGAGTTTTTCTAGCTTTTTCGCTATCGTGGTGGCGCTGCCCTCGCCGACACATTTCCTGGTTGTTAATTCTCGTAAACGAGTTGAGAACCCTTTTGGGGTCCCTGACGTGTACACAACTTTTTGGTTCACCTCGCACAGATACTCCTTATCGGGGTACGCGGCTACCAACGCTCTCAACAAAGTCGCGTCCTTGGAAGGACGAGACCCAAAGTTGCGTTTAACTGATACTTTCCCTCCCACTTTATTGGAAGTAGGGGGATGAATTTGCTCTCCATCATGTTGTAACTTCGATATGGGGCATCCATCAGAAACTACTCGTAAGTAGCTGGTGTCTACCTGACCTGCCGGGTCTACCTTAACCTCATCGTGCAAAACAGCCTTAAAAATTTCATCACTAGGTTCTCCGAGGTGAGAAAAGTAAGAGCGGTCTGCCGAGGCTGCCAACGTTTGCAAAGTGTGCAAATCTTGTCGCATCGCGAAACCTCTATCTTCTATCATGCTCGCAAGAGTTTTTCTATCTTGATTCATCACTGGGTTCGACATCTTTAATTATTTTTGTATAAGTTTGTATGCTTGAAAAATAGTAAAGTTTGTAATCGAATAAGTAATGTGCATGTGTCGTGATAAAAGATTTGGGGTTTAAAAAGTTTTGTAAGATAAGGAACATAGCCCGTAGGCTCCGGGGCTTCAGAATTTCAA